TATGGATTTATTGAAAGCGGGTGATGGTAATGTTGATTCCAAAAGTTAAAGCCAAAGAATTTGAAAAATTCGGATTTAAGAAGTGCAAGGGTGAATATGGCAAGAATGGTTGTTATTACCTTTGCGTTGCAAGAGGTGTAAAAATGCTTTTTGTGAGCAATGTGATTTTTGATGTTAATGATTGGATAGATAATGACCCAAGAATACATAAAGACGCAAATTGCAGATACAGAGACCGCAGGACATATCTTGATATTATTTATGAGCTAATCAAGGAAAATATGCTTGTAAGTGATTGTTTGAAAGAAGGTAGGAGTGAATGAGCGAAATTAAAGGCTATACAGCGGAAGAAATCGCACGAAATGCAAAGCAAAAACTTATTAGCGATTATGAATTTTGCAAGTGTAATTTAGCTGAAATCAGACGGCGTGAAAAAGAAATTGCAGATATAAGACTTGATTACAATTTAAAGATAATAAAGTACAGGATGAAAAGCGCAAACAGAGTTCTTGACTTCATAAGAAGTGAATATAGGGCAGGTAGAATTTGCGACCTTGAAACGCTATTGTGTCACTGTCAAAACAAGTTGAATGGCAATCTTGACGGAACAGAACTAGACCTTGATGAGCATTTAAGAGGAGTTTCCTTTAAGAAAGTTGGTAAAGATGACTAACAAAGACTATGACTGCCATTGTTGGAATGATTACCCCAACGAAATGCACAGATACAGAGGTCAAAAGCATTATAAGAATTGCAAATGAAAATGTGTTGATTGCTACGAATATGTTGGCAAGTCTAAGTTTGGAGCAACGCATTGTAGAAAGAAAGTGAGTGATTCGGAATGAAGATTTTAAGCAAGAAGAAATATAATAAACTTATTGAAGATTTTGAGAAATTGCAGGAAAAGGTCAAGGAACTTGAAAGGATAAACGAGAGTATCGGGAAAAAGTTGGAAGATAAAAAGACAAGCTACAAGCTGAATAGTGGAAAGAATTTCTGCTTTAAATGCAAAAACTCTTACAGATACAAGACATATTGGGGAGTGGCAGAAATCGAAACATGCGGTTGCTTGCTTGATGTGTCTTGCGAGAATTTTAAGAGAAAAGAAAGTGAGTGATTCAGTGTGATAACTGAAAGAAATGAATGTTGCGGTTGCGCTGTTCCGGCATATCCTTGCCTTGGAGATAGTTGTCCTAGAAGACATACAGCAGTGCTGATCTGCGACGAATGCGGGGATGAAGTAGAAAAATTATACAAAGTGGACGGAATGCAGTTATGTGGCAGATGTGCGCTTGTGGAACTGGAGGTTGTTGAATTATGAAGGTTACAGAAAGAGAAGCTATTGAATATCTGAATGGCAGGTATCTTATGGTTGGCTCACCTGCAAATCCGTCAAAAGAAGTATGTGAAAAACATAATGCAGTGTTAGAGCTGGCGATTAAAGCATTGAAGGAGCAGGAAAAACTGAAAAGAAAATATGTGACAAGAGAGCAGATAAATGAAATTGTTGCCTATATGAATGATGTGTGCGGAACATCATATAGACCAAACAACAAAGTAACCGAAAAACATATAAATGCCAGATTCGGAGAAAAGTATACCGTTGAGGATTTTAAAAAGGTTATCGACAAGAAAGCTTCGGAGTGGCTGGGGACTGATATGGAGAAGTTCTTGCGGCCTGAAACATTGTTTTGCAGCAAGTTCGAAGGATACTTAAACCAGATCAACACAGCGAAGCGCAAGAAAAGTCTTGCAGATGAATGGGGAAACAGTTAATGACGAGAGAAGAGACGCAGAAATTGCTTGCAATGGTTCAGGCTACATATCCGAATTATAACCCAATAGATAAGACAGCCTCCGTTAATGTATGGTTTGCTGTTCTGGTAGATTGCGATTGGAAGTTGGTTCAGACCGCATTTGTCGCATATGTTAGAGAGAATGCCAGCGGATTTCCTCCATCTCCAGGTCAGATCATCGAAAAAATCCAACTGCTCACTAAACCAGAAGACCTGAACGAAATGGAAGCATGGGCGTTGGTGAGTAAGGCTATCAGAAGGAGTGCTTATAATAGCCGGGAGGAGTATGAGAAACTGCCAGAATCCGTGCAGAAAGCCGTAGGCTCCTCAAATCAGTTGTATGCTTGGGCAATGGATACAGAATACAATGAAAGTGTTGTGAGTAGCCATTTTGTCAGATGTTATCGAACAATTATTGAACGGGAGAATACGGTTGCGAAGATGCCGGAGAATATCAGAAAACTTATAGGACGGGTAAACAAGAAATTGGATGGAATAGAAAGTAATGCATATAGCATAGAAGAAAAATAAATATCGGAAGGAGTGAAGAGGTTTGTCCGGACAATAAAGCTGGCTTTACTCCGAGATAAAATGAAAAGCCAAAAGGAACGAAGTGCGGAACTATACAAAAGCAGAAAAGAAAGCGGTCTGTGTCCTAGATGTGGGAAAACGCTAGACAGAGATGGACATTATTGTTCTGAGTGTTTGGAAAAAGAAAGAGAATATCGCAGTGAAACAAAAAAATTTTGTAAGGAAAACGGAATTTGTCCGGTCTGCCATAAAGAAAAGTTGTATGGAGACGAGAAACAATGCATATTATGCAGAGAGTATCACTGGGAGTATGGCATAAAAAATCCACCAACCGATCAGCAGAAAGAAAAGTACAGAAACCGTTTTCGTGAGACACAAAAAAAATTATATGCAGAAAGAGTATCGAATGGTATATGCACCAGATGCGGAAAACTAAAAGTAGTTCCAGGAAGAAAAAAGTGTGGAATCTGCCTTGAAAAAGACATGATTTCGCGCAGAAACAGGAGGGCTTATGAGGTCGAACTTCAACAGACTAAGTAAGCCGGAAGTTGATTTTTTGTTAGATAACTGTAATTTTTCGGAAGATGAAATCATACTATTTAAAATGGCAAGTGCTGGAAGCAGCGATGTTCAGATTGCGGAGAAACTGTGCATGTGCGTTTCCAGCATTACCAAGAAGAAAAAAATAGTCAGACGTAAAATAAAAGAGTTTTTGGAGGTATCTGGCAATATGACTACAATCTATGTCAATGGTAAGCGTGTGACAAAAGAAGAACTCAAAAACAATGAAATTCAGATAGAGTCAGTAAAAAAAATACTGTCAGAGAAATTGACGAAAAGTAAATAGAATTGTAGAATATGGCTAGAATAAAAACTAGCCATTTCTTTTAGGAGGAATGGCATATGAGAAAACTTAATGTCGCGTATCTAAGAGTATCTACAGAAGCTCAGACTGAAAAGTACGGATTAGATGTGCAAAAACAAAAAATATTGGATCATTGTGAAAAAAAGGGAGTGGTAATAGACAAATGGTATATTGACGGCGGATATAGTGGAAGTAAACTTGACCGACCGAAAATTCAAGAATTATTGGATGATGCAGAAAAAGGATTGATAGGGACTGTTTTTATTTATAAGCTGGACAGGATGAGCCGAGATGTAATTGATACTCTTAATTTATTTTATAAGGTATTACCCAAGTATGGGGTTAAGGTCGTATCAATGACAGAAGATTTGCGGACAGAAAAACCTATGGATCGAGTCATGCTTACAATGAATGCCGCGATGAACCAGTATGAGCGTGAAGTTATTCGAATGAGAATGTCTGCAGGAATGTTGGAGCGCGTAAAAAAGGGACTCTGGATGGGCGGAGGACGCATTCCATGGGGATATTACTATGACAGAAACGACGGCATACTTCATGTAGATGAAGAACAGGCTAAAATGGTGCGGAACGCATACAAACTTTATCTGGAAGGATATTCGTGCGACAAGATAGCCACTATGCTTGGATTCCGCGGCGAGCGAATTGTTACGCAGATATTGAAAAGGAAATCAAATATAGGTCTTATAGAGTACAAAGGAAATGTATATCAAGGGAAGCATGAACCTATTGTTGATGAAAAATTGTTTTGGGATGTTCAAGATGCAATTAACAAGCGGAAAACAAATTCGCACATAAGCAATAATCATTTGCTTACAGGCCTTTGCTATTGCGGATATTGCGGATCTAAAATGCGGTATCAGAAATGGGGAAGATCAGGACACAGGCTTGTTTGCTATTCGCATTACAAAAGCGGAAAACCTTATATGCGAAAAGTGGATAGTTGTATAAGCAAACCAGAAAGAGCAGATTTTTTAGAAAACGAAATTGAGGATGCTTTCAAAAAATTTGCAATTCATGTTGATGAAACCGAGAATGAATGTCTGGATCAGTCAATAATTCTTGAACGTACTATAAAATCGGAGCATGAGCGTCTAAAAAAAATGTACACTTTGTATATAAGCTGCATGAGCGACGATTTGCTGGAATTGATAAAGGAAAAAGAAGAAAGTATAAAGAAATTACAAAAACAACTTGAAGAGAATGAACGAGAGAAAGGATGCGATGTTGAAAAAATAGAGGAAATCAAGCAGATGGCAGATGTCTGGGATTCCTTGACGGTAAAAGAGAAGAACCGAATATTAAAAGAATGTGTAGAAAAAATAATAATAAAAGGGAGCGACATAGAAGTCAGCTTCGTTACTTTTTAATATATTTCTGCTTCCTATATTCATTCCCGCGATTATAGGAAGACGAAAAAGCTGAAATGGCTAGTTTTTATTCTATTTTTACAGTTTGTATATAGTTATTTTGCTGATATAGGACGGTTTTGCCGTCTTTTTTTATGCCAAAATGTAAGCAGAAGGAGGGAGAAAAGAATGTTTTCAGATAAAATTTTAGAAAAGATTTTTGCCCGGAAAGAATTGCAGAGACTTGATTTACAGACACAATCAGAAGTCATTCATGCAATAGAGGAAGTTTTGGAGGAGGAAAAAGAAGATGCCGATACCGTATCAGAATAACATGTACCCTCAGATGACATATGGACAGCAGCAATACGGTGTAAATTCATATCTTCCGTATATGCAGCCGAGATTTCAGCAGCCGGAAGTTCCGGCACAGCAGGTTCAGCAACAGACTCCACCGGTGCAACAGATGCCAAGGGGACTTAACGGAATGGTCGTGCAGGCAATCGAAAACGTGACGGCTGATTGCGTCCCGATGGATGGATCAGCAGCTTTCTTCCCAAAGCAAGACTTGTCGGAGATATATGTTAAGAGCTGGTGTGCTGATGGAACAATACGCACATTGACCTATAAACCGGTTCAACCAAATACACCCAAAGAAGTACAGGCTGGCGAAGATAAAATGGCTTCTGGACTCGCACAGAACGTCACAGAGGTATTTGAGAGACGCTTCAACGAGCTTTCCGAAAAGATTGACCGGTTGGAACTGTCAATAGCCAGACCGGGAACAAAAGGAAGAACTGCCACAGTGAAAAAGGATGGTGAATCTGAATGAATCCGATGAATTTAATGCAGATGTTTCAAAATCCGCAGCAGTTTATGCAAAATATTATGGGTAACAGCCAAATCATGAGCAATCCAATGGCACAAAATGCAGTAAAGATGATGCAAAAAGGGGATGCACAGGGGATTGAGCAGATGGCAAGAAACTTGTGTAAAGAAAAAAATCTGAATGCAGATGAAGTAATGCAGCAGATAAAAAGCAAATTTAATCTTTGATAGCATATTAGAGGTTTGTGCACAAAACCTAGGTGATCTCTTTATGAATATATTTTACGGAGGTAAATCTAATATGTTTAATGGCAACAACACACCTTTTACGATGCCGGTAATGCCTGCTAACACAGGTGGTTACGGAAATGGTGGAGCATGGGGAGACGGCGGATGGCTCTGGATCATCGTCGTATTCGCACTTCTTTTTGGCTGGGGTAACAACGGCTGGGGAGGATTTGGCGGAGGAAACGGCGGTGGTTATGTAGCAACAGCAGCTACCCAGGCAGACATCCAGCGTGGTTTTGATAATCAGGCGGTTATCAGCAAACTTGACGGAATTTCTAATGGATTGTGTGATGGTTTTTATGCCGTGAATAACGGTATGCTTACCGGATTCAATGGAATCAACACAAACATCATGCAGACCGGATTTGGAATCCAGCAGGCAATCAATGCAGATACCATTGCCAATATGCAGAACACCAATGCATTGCAGGCACAGCTTGCAAATTGCTGCTGCGAAACCCGTGAAGCTATTCAGGGTGTAAACTACAACATGGCACAGAATACCTGCGCTTTGCAGAACACAATGAACAGCAACACCAGAGACATCATCGACAGTCAGAATGCAGGAACCCGTGCAATCCTTGACTATCTGTGCCAGGAGAAAATCTCTGCTCTTCAGGCAGAGAATAGTGATCTTCGTCGGGCAGCTTCTCAGGATCGCCAGAGCGCACTGCTCACCAATGCAATGTCTGCTCAGACACAGCAGATCATTGATGCGGTACGTCCGACACCGGTTCCATCATATCCGGCATCTAACCTTTATGGTTATGCAGGTTGCGGATGCAACGCCGGCTGCGGATGCTGACAACAAAATAATTGTAACTTAACCAAACAGGTTATGTCTGCATAGCAGAATTACACAGGGCAGGCTTAACAGTCTGCCCTTATCATTTATGGAGGTAAATATTATGGCTGAATTTGTAACTGTAGCTGCTCAGGAAGTAGCGCAGAACGGGAATGTGGTTTTTTCAAACACAGCGGTAAAAGCAGGAAACTGCATTAAACACCGGGAAGGTTCCGGAATCATCACTTTAAGAGGACTTACTAACCAGTGTCGTGCAAGATATTTTGTGGAGTTTTCCGCAAATATCGCAGTACCGGCAGGTGGAACAGCAGGTGAAATTTCTCTGGCAATCGCAATCAGTGGAGAACCGGTTCTTTCATCTCAAATGCGTTCCACTCCGGCAGCAGTATCGCAGTATAACAACGTGTCCGCTGGGATCTATGTAGATGTACCGGCAGGATGTTGCGTGAACATTGCAGTAGAAAACACCAGTACTCAGGCTATTGACGTAGCCAATGCCAATATCGTTGTAACGAGGGAGGCGTAAAAGCTATGGATGTTAAGAGAATGTATTGCATGATCGAAAAGCTGGCTGAATGTGCCGAAAAGCAGTTTGATGCCGGAATCGAAAATATTGATACTGCCGAGATGGGACAGGTCGTAGACATGATGAAAGATCTGGCGGAAGCAATGTACTATCGGGAACTGACAAAAGCCATGCAGGAATTTGATGCAGAAGATATAATGGAAATGCTTGACCGTTATGGAGATGGACGGAAGTTTTACGATCATTACCGGTATGCAGATGGAAGATTTGCACCGAAAGGACGCGGAACATACCGTCGTGGCTATGAGGAGCCGCCTTACTACCACATGACACCGGAAATGTACCGGAACATGGAGCAGTACCGGGATATGGACAGAGGTTCTGGCAGAATGTATTATACAGAGCCGTCGATGAGTTCTGACTCTGGTAGTCACATGGAAAGCCGGTATGATATGGCTAAACGCAATTATACCGAGAGCAAAGAACTTCACCGTGGCAACACGGCAGAAGACAAGGAACACAAAATGAAAGAGTTGGAAAAATACATGCGTGAGATCGGTTCTGACATTGCGGAAGTGATTTCTGATGCATCATCAGAGGAAAAAGCTCTTCTTAAGCAAAAACTGCAAGTTATCATGCAGAAAATCCAGTAAAAGTGTAGGGTGGTGCGGTTTTGCATCACCCCTTTTTGAGGTATAATTATGTTTGAAATCAATGGAATAAAATGGAATATAGAATTTGTTCCAGTTACAAGTCCATTCCTGACGCGTTCTGACGGCTCACAAAGCGTTGGAGTGACAGATGCTAATACTTCTACGGTTTACCTGTCAAACAGGCTTAAAGGGGCATTTCTGCGCCGTGTGACGGCACACGAACTCTGCCATTGTTTCTGCTTTTCTTTCAACATACATATGCCAATGGAGCAGGAAGAATATCTGGCAGACTGGGTAAGCCTTTACGGAACAGATTTGATCTATTTACTGGACGATTTGATGGGAAGCTTAAACAGAAAATATGCATAAAAATGCAAAAATTTTTTTGCTTTTTCAAAAATTTCCACGGCAAAAAAATACCCCCCTATATCTCATTTTCTCATCCAAAAATCGGTTACAGGGTCGGTGAAAAAGTGGTGAAATTTTGCAAAAATTTTTTTGAAATTTCCTTGTCACGGAAGGTGAGAAGGTCGAGCTGAACAGTCCGCCGGCTTTCCCCCGGTGCAATGCGGCAACATTAACACCGGAACCGGGGTGAAAGAATGCTATGAATATTTTTAATATACCACTACCGGCGCGCACCGTCAACCGGCACACGCCCGGCGGGCTTCTGTTTCTGATCATTTTTCCAGATCCTCCAAATTTTTGCATAGCACGACCCGCCACCCGTCCGCGTCCCGTCCCACGGCTGATAGGGTGTTAGATCTGCGCTTTGCTGGACGATATCGCCGCCCGTTTGCGCTGCCTGACTCCGGCAGAGGGTGAAAGGGTTGACAAGTGCCCGGCTTGCTCCAGATCTGCGGACGGGCGCAGGGATCCGGCGC